GCTTTTGCGTTTCACGTGCAACACTGAACACCACGGCGGGGCGGTACTCGAACCGACTCGGCAACTATCGCGATTCTGGCCGGGCCACACTCTATGGCCGATCTCGCGGCGACTCTGCCCCGCTCGTGAGTATGTCTACCAAATCGTCAAGGCGCGAGTAGGGCCGGAAAGTGAACGCCTGATGACCGAGAGAAACGAGCGCCGGATGCTGATCATCGCCTCATGGGTCGTCGCCATCCTGATCTCCGGCAGCCTCTTGGCGATGGCATTCCACCTTGATTAGCCCGCGCTACATCGCCTGCCGGCTCCGCGCCGAAATCGACAAGGCCCGCCGTGCTCGCGCATCTGCTCAGTCTCGAATCATCGGTATTTGCGACCGCGACAGGACTAGCATCCCTGGCCGCCTACCGCTTGGCCCTATGGGCCTGCAAACTCTAGTTCCGCGTCCTCAACCCCGGAGGACAACCCCATGCACGTAACCGAAGGCATCAAGCCTTACTTCAAGCTCGCCGCTGCCTTGGGCGTCGGTGCCATGATCCTCGACACCTGGCTGTCCGGCCGCTTCGGCTGGTCTATCTCGCTCGATATGGCCGCGATCTTTGGCCTGATTTCGATTGCGTCGGGCCTTCTGCTGGTCATCGCCGCCTATTTTTGGCGGACGGGACACCAAGCCGTTGGCAAGATCCTCGCCGCAGCTTGGCTCCCGATTTTCGCGTTTAATGTCATGAGCAACATGGGGGTCGCAACATCGAACAGAATGAGCGACGTGCAGAAAGCCAGCGTCCAGCAGGCCAAGCATGACGGCGCTCAGGACAGCGTAAAAGAGGCCGCGACCAACCTCAAACTGTGGCAGACCCAGCTTCAGAAGCTCAAAACCGACAATGCCTGGGTCGCCAGCGTCACAGCCGACAGCCTGCGGTCACAGCTTGCAGAGAAGCAGGCAGCCGCCGACCGTGAAGCCCGCCGTGGTGGCTGTGGCCGTATCTGCGAGAGCATCAAGGCCGAGGTGGTATCGCTTCAGGCCCGCATCGGGGCCGTGGAGCAGCGCGACGACCTTAGCAAGCGGATCGAAGCCACTCAGCGCTTGGTCGATAACAACCGCGCTAAGCTCGCATCCACCGACGCCGGCATTTCGGCAGCGATGAACCAGTCCACCTTCTTCGGCAAGATGATGAGCGCATCGCTTTACGCTTCACCGTCTATGGAAGACATCCAGGCAGCTAACGAAGGCATGGGTGTCTTCACGGCCTTGGTCCTGGCAATCGCATCGCTCGTCCTGACTTACGTCGGCGCATACCCTGCCTTGCTGGATGCAGTACGTGACTATAAATGGCGTCGCGACGAGCCCGTAAGCGCGCTCGCGCCACGCCGCACTGAGGACGACAAGCCCGCATCAACTCACCTCGTCCCAGCTCCAACTATGGGATTCGTCCCGCCCGCCCCGCACCGCCCTGACTATACCGTCAGAGGCACAACCATCGCTGACCTGCGTGCTCTCGCAGGCCGAGCCTAACTACAGGAGTGCAAAGCCGTGACCACCACGGATAAGCCGGAAGGGTACGTATTCGGCCGTCCAAGCAAGTACCGACCTGAGATGTGCGAGCGCGTCGTTGAATGGGGAAAGCTGGGAAAGTCGAAAGCGTGGATCGCCTCAGAGCTTGATATCGCTCGATCAACGCTGGATGAGTGGTGCAAAGACTATCCAGACTTTTCGGAAGCGATTACGCGAGCGCATACCCATGCTCAACGTTGGTGGGAAGACAAAGGGCAGAACGCTCTAGACGTTCGAGAGTTCCAAGCGTCCGTATGGTCAAGGTCTATGGGCGCACGCTTCCCTGATGATTGGCGCGAAAAGGTTGGCCACGTCGGCGGTAACAAGGACGATGAGCCCATTCGCCAGGAGGTGAACCTTGGCGCGGATGCTTTCACCCGCACAATTATTGGCCTTGCTTCCAGAGCACGAGAGGACGGCGAGACTGGAAGCTCTGACACCGGAAACCAAGGCTGACCTGCTCCACCATTGGCCATTTTGGGCGCGGCCGAACCAGCTAGCACCTGAGGGCGATTGGTTGACTTGGGTGATCCTCGCCGGCCGTGGCTTCGGCAAGACGAGGTGCGGCAGCGAGTGGGTTAGGTCGATGGTGTGCGGGCCAACGCCGCTCGCAAAGGGACGGGCGCAACGTGTGGCGCTAGTCGCTGAAACCGCTGCGGACGGTCGCGACGTCATGGTCGAAGGCGACAGCGGCATCATGGGGGTGCATCCAAAGGCGTTCCGCCCGACTTACGAGCCGTCGAAGCGCCGCCTGACTTGGCCGAATGGCGCGGTTGCGACGATCTTCAACGGCACGGAGCCCGACCAGCTTCGCGGTCCGCAGTTCGATCTGGCATGGTGCGATGAGTTGGCCAAGTGGCGTTATGCTCAAGAGTCCTGGGACATGCTGCAATTCGGGCTTCGTCTCGGTGACGATCCCCGGCAGATGATCACGACGACGCCGCGGCCTATCGTCCTGCTTAGGAACATCATGAAAGACCCGCGCACGGTGGTGACGCGGGGGAGCACCTACGAGAACAGCGCCAACCTGGCGCGCACGTTCTTGGATAACATCAAGACCAGATATGAAGGCACCCGCCTTGGCCGTCAGGAACTGCAAGCCGAGATTCTGGACGATGTGCCGGGCTCTCTTTGGACCCGCGAAGGCATCGACAAGACCCGCAAGAGTAAAGCGGACAAGTTACCCGACATGCAAAGGGTCGTCGTTGCAATCGACCCCGCAGGAAAGAGCCAGGAGACCGCGATCAGCGAAGGCACGGCCGAAACCGGCATCGTCGTCTCGGGCCTTGGTGTCGATGGCCGTGGCTATGTGCTCGATGACTTGTCGTGTTCGTTGTCGCCTAACGGATGGGCGCGCATGGCGCTGAGTGCCTATGACCTGTATGCGGCCGATGCGATTGTCGTGGAAACCAACCAAGGCGGGGACATGGTGAAAAGCACCATACAGTCCGTTCGCCCTGGTGTGAAAGTGATTGAGGTGCACGCCAGCCGAGGCAAGGTTACGCGGGCCGAGCCTATCGCGGCGCTCTATGAGCAAGGCCGCGTTTCTCACGTCGGCACGCACGCCGATCTTGAGGATCAAATGGTGCTGTTTACGCCCTTGGGGATCGCAGGCGACACGACCGGCGACCGCGTTGACGCTCTTGTATGGGGCCTAACGCAGCTATTCCCGAGCATGGTCAAAAGGAAAGATCCCGTCGACTGGGGCTTCAAGACGCGCGCCGCCGCAGATTGGATGGGCACATAATGGATACCAAGTACGTAGACATCATTCTTCAAGATGGCCAGTCCGTGACCGACCCTGGCATTGCCGAGCCCATGCGGGAACTAGCGGAGCGTTGGGGCCGTGTGCCGGCGCTCGATGAGGTTACGGTTGAGCTTGACGAACACGGTCAGCGCATTGCGACCGTAGAATTGAAGCGGCAGGCGGGCTGATGGACGACATAATTAAAGAAGCCCGCGAAGCTATCGATATGTCGTACAATTACGACCGGGACAACCGCGCCCAAGCTATCGAAGATTTGCGGTTTACGGCGGGCTTCCAGTGGTCCGATGCGGCCAAGGCTGAGCGCAAGGGCCGGCCGATGATTACGATCAATCGGTCGGGCCAGTTTCTACGCCAGGTCAGCAACCCCATTCGCCAGAACATGCCGACGTTGCGGGTTGAGCCCGACAGCGACGAGCAGAGGGAAATGGCGACGATTATCAACGGCATCTTGCGCCGTATTCAGTACAATTCCAGCGCCGGCCACGTTTACGCTCAGGCTGTCGAGCACATGGTTAGCTGCGGTATTGGCTGGTTCAGGATCACAACCGACTATTTGGACGACGACACGTTCGACCAAGAGATCCTAATTCGGCGCGTGTTCGATCCGCTGAGCGTCTATCCCGACCCGGCCGCTACCGAACCAGACCGCTCTGATATGGGCTGGTGTCTGGTGTCGTCGTTGCTGCCGCGCGAGACGTTCAAAAAGCGCTATCCCGACGCCGGGCAGGTATCGCTTGAAGCGTCATCGGACGTCGGCGGCGGTTCGGCTCAAGTTGTCTGGGGGAATGACGATCACGTCCGCGTTGCCGAGTTCTGGAAGAAGACCGAGACGACGAAGACGCTGGCGCTTCTCCGCGATGGCCAGATGGTCGAATTGACCAAGATGGGCAAGCGCCAACTCGCGCAACTTAAAGAGCAGGGCCTGATTGTTAACACGCGCGAAGCCAAAGACCACAAGGTAACTATGCACCTTGTCTCTGGCAACGACGTGCTTGAGGAGGCTTACGATTCCCCTTGTCGCTGGATTCCGCTTGTCCCC